TCCGGGTCGTGATGAAAGATGGAAAGAAGAGACAATAAGAAATACATCCGTTGATCAGTTTAGAGTCGAATTTGAAACTGAATTTGTTGGGTCTTCTCACACATTGATATCGGGTTCTAAACTCAAGACGCTGGTATTCAATAATCCAATACGTCAAGATGGTAGATTGGATATAATCGAAGAGCCACAAAAAGATCATGCCTATGTGGTTACTGTCGATGTGGCTAGAGGTCAGGGTCTTGATTATTCTGCTTTTTCGGTCATAGATGTTACAACTATTCCTTATAAACAAGTAGCAAAGTTTAGAGATAAAGAGATATCTCCTTTACTATTTCCAACTATAGTTTTCAATGCAGGAACTGCTTATAACAACGCATATGTTCTTGTAGAAATCAATGATATAGGTCAACAAATAGCTGATATTATACATCATGAATTGGAATATGACAATCTTGTCAAGATACAAATCAAGCCTCGACAAGGTCAGCAAATGTCATTTGGGCACACAAAGAAGATACAATTTGGTGTCAAGACATCTGTGGCTACAAAGAGAATTGGTTGCTCAAACTTGAAAACCCTAATTGAAAGTGACAAGTTGCTAATCATGGATTCAGATACCATCATGGAATTGATGACTTTTGTTGCGACTCGCGAATCTTTTGCTGCGGAAGAAGGTAGTCATGACGATTTAGCTATGACTCTAGTGCTTTTTGCTTGGTTTATAGCTCAAAGAAACTTTAGAGAGTCTTTAAGCGGCGACATTCGTACTGTTCTTCAAAAAGAGCAACTAAATATATCACAAGAAGACTTGGTACCATTTGGTATTATTGATGATGGTATAAACGATAGAAATATGGAAGTAGCAGACATTGAACGCAGTTGGTTAGAAGAACGTAAATTGAAAGCCCCATTAGATAGTTATGAGTATGACTGGAGAAGTCGGATTTGAAAAATCTGGTTTCTATAAATAATACTATACGTTTATCAAAGTTCTCTACTTCTGAAAGGAGTAAACAATGGCTTTTCAATTGAGTCCGGGCGTAGTTACAACTGAAATTGATCTAACGACTGTAATTCCTGCAGTTTCGACAACAAACGGCGGTTTTGTCGGCGATTTTAGTTGGGGTCCAGCAAATACAGTAATTACTGTAGATAGCGAAAATACTCTTGCATCATTTTTTGGTAAACCAGATAATACTTCATTTATTTCCTTTTTTACTGCAGCAAGCTTTTTGGCTTATGGAAATAATCTTAGACTGGTTCGTGCAATCAATTCATCATCAAAAAATGCAACGGCAAATGGAACAGGACTATTAATTGAAAACAACGATCAATGGTTTAACAATTATAGAGCAACAACGACATCAAATACAGGTTGGGGTAACACAAATTTCATAGGCGTAGCTGCGCGTTATGCTGGTACACTAGGGAATTCAATTAAAGTTGCATATCTTCCGGCCGGTAATGCAAGTTTGTTTTCAAATTGGGCATATAGTTCTTTCTTTGATTCTGCACCAGGAACATCTCAATATGCTGCTTCAAGAGGAGCGGCAAATGATGAAATTCACGTTGTAGTAATCGATGCGACTGGTCTAATTGCTACCGGAGGCACTCCTGCAGGTACAAATGCTGCCGGATCTGTTCTTGAAACATTTAAAAATCTTTCTGTTTCTTCTGATGCAAAAAATTGGGACGGATCAAGCTTATTCTATCCTGATGTTATTGCTTCTCAATCAAATTACATTCACTGGCTTTCTCACCCAGCAAATACTACAAATTGGGGAACTGCAGCAACAAGCGGCGTAACTTACGTTGGTGTTGGTGGCTTGAGTGCAGGGGTAGCAAATGGCACAACTCTTTCTGGTGGTGCATACACAACAGCCTCTGATGCGAACAAACAGACTGCATGGGATAGACTAAAGAATGCTGATGAAGTAGATGTTTCTCTACTAATTACGGGTGATGCAAGTGCAACTGTTGCTCAATATGTAATTGATAACATTGCCGAATATAGAAAAGATTGCGTTGCATTTATATCTCCGGCTTCTGCAAACGTTGTTAATAATCCTAGTGGCGAAGTAACTGCAATAACAGCACAAAAGAACACGAATATCAATCGCTCTTCTTCTTACGCAGTATTTGATTCTGCATGGAAATACATGTTTGACAAATACAACAACGTCTATCGCTGGATTCCTCTAAACGGAGACATTGCTGGACTATGCGTTCGTACAGATTCTACTCGCGATCCTTGGTTCTCGCCAGCTGGTTTAAATCGCGGACAAATAAAGAATGTAGTAAAACTATCTTGGAATCCAAACAAGACCAATAGGGATGATCTATACAAGATTGGTGTAAATCCAGTTGTCTCCTTCCCCGGAGAAGGTACTGTGTTGTTTGGCGATAAGACAATGCTTTCAAAGCCTTCCGCATTTGATAGAATAAACGTTCGTCGTCTATTCATCGTGCTTGAAAAAGCTATAGCTACTGCTGCAAAGTATTCTCTATTCGAATTCAATGACGAATTTACAAGAGCACAATTCGTTTCTCTTGTAGATCCATTCCTAAGAGATGTTCAAGGTCGTCGTGGTATCTATGACTATAGAGTAGTCTGTGATGAAACAAACAATACACCTGAAGTAATTGATCGTAACGAATTTGTGGGTGATATTTACATTAAGCCTGCACGTTCAATCAACTTCATTCAGTTAAACTTTGTTGCTGTTAGAACTGGTGTGGCGTTTGACGAAATTGTTGGAAGATTCTAATAAATAGAAAGAAATAGGAGTACTCTAGATGCCTTTCAATATAACAGATTTTCGTGCTAGACTAACTGGAGATGGTGCAAGACCAAATCTATTTGAAGTTAGAATGGCATTCCCAGCCATAGCCGGAGGAACTGCGGATTCTACACTACTAACTTTTACATGTAGAGCTGCTCAACTTCCGGGATCTTCAATCGGTTCTGTAATTGTTCCTTACTTTGGTCGTGAAGTTAAGCTTGCTGGAAATAGAACTTTCCCAGATTGGACAATGACAATCATCAATGATGAAAACTTTAAAGTAAGAAATGCTTTTGAGAAATGGATGCAGGGAATTAATGCTAACTTCTCAAATAGAAGAAATTCTACATTTGCTACACCTGCCTCTTATTCAAGACCAGCAACAGTAATTCAGTATGGCAAAAGAGGTCAAATCATAAAAAACTATCAACTTGTTGGGGCATTCCCAATTGACATCTCACCTATTGATCTTGATTGGGGTGCAAACGACACTATTGAAGAATATGCGGTTACACTTCAATATCAATACTGGGAGTCTGATACAACAACTCCTAGAGCTTCAACTGTTTCTGTGCCTACCACTTCAACAGAAACTTCCGGACCAGTTGGATAATAGTAGACTACTCTTATATCATGATCTTTTTGAAGGGAAAAGTAAATGGCTAATTGGAAGTTATTTGGATTTCAAATAACAAATGAAAAAACCAAGAAGCAGGAAGAGCAACAGGATGTAAAGAATATAACTGAAAAATCCTTTGCTCTTCCTCAAAACGACGACGGTGCCGTTACGCTACAAACTGGAGCGTATTTTGGCACCTATGTCGATTTGGAAGGCGTTGTTCGAAATGAAATTGAACTCATCACACGCTATCGTGAAATGGCAATGCAGCCAGAACTTGAAACTGCAATTGATGACATCGTCAATGAAGCAATTGTCATGCAGGGTCATGAAGAACCTCTAACAATCAATCTTGATGATCTACAAGTATCCGATACTATAAAAAAGAGAATTCGCGAAGAATTTGAAAATATTCTTAGAATGTTGAACTTTGGTAATATGGGTTCAGAACTATTTCGTCGTTGGTACATTGACGGAAGAATGTTCTACCATGTCGTCATTGATGAAACTAGACCAAGAGATGGTATCAAGGAACTAAGATATATCGACCCAAGACGTATTCGTAAAGTTCGCGAAATTCAAAAAATGAAAGATCCTGCAACAGGCGGCGATATCATCAAGACAGCTCGCGAATATTATCTCTATAATGAACGTGGTATTATTGGCGCACATTCAAATCTTGGTATGAGAATTGCGCCAGACGCAATTGTCAACGTGAATTCTGGTTTGATG